GGCGACGTAGCGGGCGACTCCGCGGGGCTCAGCTGTCCGGGCGTCGGCCGGGTCGACGGTCAGTGGGAGCGGGGCGGCGGCCCCGCGCAGGTTGGCCAGCTGGGTCTCGAGCTCCTGATTCCGCCGGCGCAGGTTGGTCAGTTCGCTGGTGAGTTCGGCCTCGTGGCGGCGGGCGGCCTGTTCCTCGGTCAATCCCTGGGCGAACCACACGGCGCCGCGTTCGCCCCAGCGTTCGAGATAGCGGGCGGCCAGGTTGGTGGGGGTCGGCGACGTCTCGGCCGGCGTCGATTCCTCGAGCGGTTCCTGGGCGGTCTCTTCCGTCTCGGGCGTCTCGATGGCGGGCGGGTTGTCGGGCGGCGTCGCGCTGGGCGGCGGGGTGGTTTCCGGGGGCATCGTGGCCTCAGTGATGGCCAGGTTTCGGGACGCCAGGGCGCGGGCCATCCAGGCGCGCAGGCGGTCGGGGTCGAGGTCGAAAGCGGTGACGGTCGGGCGGGGGCCGCGGCCGAGTGCGTAGTCGAGCAGCTGGTCGGCTTGGGCGGCCGGGGCGCAGCGGCGGGAGATGCCGAACAGGCCGGCCGGGTTGGCGGCTGGCGTGTCGACGGCGTCGGCCGCGAACAGCTGGGCGAGGCGTTCGTGGGGCAGGTTGTCGACGTTCGCCGGGTCTGGGCTGATGAAGCCCCTCCCGGCGACCATGTGTTGCTGTAGGAAAGCGGTTTCGGCTTCGCTGTCGTGCGTGAACACGATGGAAACGCCAAAGGCCGCTGGGTCGTCGGTCGCCAGCTGCATCAGGTACGCGGCCAGGTCGCCGTCGGGGGTGGCGTGGGCCGCTGGGCTGAAGTGCAGGTCGGCGCGGACGGTGGCGCCGTCGCGGGTGGCGTTGTGCCAGCGGCCGAGATAGGTGCCAAGGCCATCCCCGGAAATGCTCGGGTGAGTGAATCGGGCCTTGATTCCTTGAGGCTCGGCGTTGATGGCGGCGACAATCTCGTCGAGGAATTGGCCATCAATCCAAACCTCATGGCCGAGCGCTTCCCCCTGGGTGATGACGGCGGCCCCGCGGATGAGCCCCGCGCCGTGCATCCCGCCTGTCGGGTCGACGCGTTGGGGGGCGTCGATGGCGGCGGCGGCCAGGCCGGTGGCGATCGCGCCCCGGCGGCGGGCGGGGGGCTTCGACAGGTCAAGCGGGGGCATTGGTGGTCACCTCCAGAATCGGCGACGGCGTGTTGGCCGTCAGGGTCGGGTCGAGTCCGGCGGCCTTGAATAGCTCGGCCTCGGCGGCGAGTTCGTCGACGATCTCGTCGAGGAATTCCCCTTGATCCAACAAGATTCGCTGCCGGCTGGTGAGGCCCGCGGCGAGGGCTTGAACGTCGGCTTGGATTTCCTTCAGCGGGTCAATCCAGGGCACCCCCTGGGCGGCCCATCGCCAGGGGCGATCTTCGAGGGGGAATGTCGGCAGGTCGCCGTCAATCTGCGCGAGGGCCAGACGCCAGCGGGTGATTTTGTCGAGCAGCTGGCGGTTGGTGTGGCGCTTGGCCCGGGCGGAAAAGTCGTATTGAATCCAGGCCTGGCGCTGGCCGCTGAAGTTGGTGAAATTCTCACTCCAGAAGCTGAACGGGATATCGAGTGATTTGAGCGCCAGAGCGGTGACGGTCTGCGTCCACTGCTGAAACTCAATCGAGGGGGTTTTACTCTCGAGGAATTCCGCTTTGTCGGCGGGGTCCAAATCCAATTGGAACGGGCCGCGGCCGAAATCGACTTGGAGATTCTCAGGGTTTTCGGGGGCGGCGGTGGTGGGGGCCAGCGTGTCGTCACTGGCGCGGTACAGGGCCAGGCCGAACAACTGGGACACCTTCATCTTGGCCAAGCTGTAATCGAGGCCTTCGTGCAGATCGCGCAGGGCGTTCGCGGCTGGGGCGAGCGGCGAGACTCCGCGGGTCTGGTCGAACCGGTCAAAGTATCCATGCAGCCAGACCGCGGCGGCGGGAATCGTTTTGTCGAAAACGAATCCGCTGCTGAGTGTCTTTCGGCGGTGAATGGCGTAGGCCACGGCGCGGCCGGCCGAGTCAATTTTGACGCCGTCAATCCATGTGCCGCCGTCTTTCAGCGGCGGCTGACGAATGCGGTCCCCTTCGATTGCCTGCAGCTGGCCGTTGGTCAGGCGGAGAATGCCGACGTCCCCGTCCTCAGTGCGGCGGAGTTCCAGATTCCGCACGAACAGCGGAAGCGGGTGGCGGGCGGTGGCGTCGCAGTTTTCGGCCTCCGCCCATTGTTCCATGAACCGCTCGACTCGGCGGTCAAGGTCGCGGTTGCCGGTCCGGCTCTGGAATGAGAACGTCGAAACGTAGTCCAGGTGTTTTCTCAGCATCCAGGCCGCGGCGGCCGAGTTGCGGCGCAGGTCCCGGATTGAGGAAGTCAGGCGGGCTTTTTTGCTGGCGTCGAGCTCGCGGTCTTCTGACTGCAGGACGGCGGGCGGCGAGCGGCGGCGGGTCGCGTTCTCTTGGGCGGCCTCGTACCCGAATTGGCGGAAGATCTCGCGGCCGAGCGTGTAGAGCGGGGCCAGGCGGCTGGCTATCGTCACTGCGGCCCCCCGAGATTGATCGTGGCCAGGCGGGGGCGGCGGCCGGAAGCGACGGCGGCTTTCTTGGCCCAGAATTCATAGGCTTGCGCCAGCGTCAGCGGGTCGGCGAACGTCATGGTGACGCCGTCGACGGTGACAGAGAGCGCCCCCTCGTTGGCGGCGATGGCGTTGGCCAGGGCGTCGGCGATCGTTTGGGGGTTCGGTGCGGCCATTGCCTGCTCGAGCGGTGAGTGCCAGAGCGGGCAGTCTGCCAGACCGGCGGCCGTTTGTGGTGGTCCGCCGGCCGTCGCTGGACAGTTTTTCGTCAGAAAATAGGGGGATTTCCCCCTATTTGGCCGGGCGATACTCGCGGCTGACGTCGATTCTGGCTTTGCCGCAGTCCGCGCAGGTCACGCGCTGGCGGATGATGTGGGTAAACGGCCGGCCGGCTGAGTCGGTCCCCCCATATTCCAGGGTGACGCGGTCTCCTTCGACGGCGCGGTCGGTCGATCCGCAGTCAGGGCAGCGGGAGGGGGTGAGCTCGGCGGTGTCTTTCACGTTGGGGCTTCCTTTGGGTCTGCCCATGGTGTCCTCATGCGTAGCGAATTTGGCGGCGGCGCCGCGTGGTGGTTGTTTGTGTGACGGTTCTCGCGCCGGCCATTGATCCGGCGACCATGGCCAGAATGGTCGAGTCAAGCCAATGGTTATCGTGGTTCGGTCTCAAGCTCCATTCGGTGACAGTTCGCCGCGTTCCTCCCCCTTTGGCGGTGACGGTCAGGGGGTATTCGGCGGCCAAGTGGTCGGCGAAGGTCTCATGTTCCGAGGCCTCGGTGCCGTACAGCGTCAGGCCGCCGGGGGCTCCGGCGGGAAGTTTCCAGCGGCCGGCCAGGTCGGTTTTCCATTGGTTGGCGTCGAAGATGACATGACGGGCCTCGCGCGTCGGAAGTTTCGCGGGCATCCGCCAGCCAGGGCCATGCAGGTCGTTGGGCTTGGTCGGCTGGTCGGCGAGCGGCCGGTTTTTGCTGGTGTAGCCGGCTCCGTGGGATGGGCTGGCGGCGATGGCCCGGCCGGCGGGGAGCGTCGCGAAGCGATAGACGGCGGCGGTCGATTCGTGCCAATTGGCGTCAATCAGGCTCTTTGCGAAGGGCAATCGGTCGCCGTCTGGCCGGGTGATGTTGCGGGCTTGCAGGTTGGCGGCCAGGTCCGTCAATGCGGCCAGCAGTGCGGCCTCGAGGGTCTGGCCCGGGTAGGCCTTCGCGAGAGTCTTCGTCAGGTTGGAATAGGTGAAATGGCGGCGCGTCTGCTGCGGCCAGGTGCCATAGTCGAGGATCGCCCCGGTGAAGTCCGGGCTCCAGGCGGCCAGCGTCCAGTAGATGGCCCGCTGTTGCACGTCCACGCCGATGGTCAGCCATTGGGCCGACGGCGGGGCCGAGTTGCGGGGCAGTCCGTTGAGGTGGCCTCGGATCGTGCGTGGGTCGGGGGCGTCGGTGGCTTGGTCTTCCGGGCGGATGGGCCGCTGCTGATATTCGGCCTCCCATGTGGCCGGGTCTTTAAACCGCAGGTTGTAGGCCGCTTGGATCGCCGAAATCTCGTCTTCTGCGTATCGCTCTGGCCAATAAACCTGGGCGCCTTGGTCCATGGTGGCCCGGTTGGCGGCGTAATAGGCGTTGGCCTCATCGGGCGGCCGTTCGGCTTTGGCCGCGGCGACTCTGAGTTCGTTGTAGCGCTGCCAATGGGCTTCTGCGTCGGGGTGATTGGGCCAGGCTTTCACGAATGGGATCCGCAAACCGGTCCATTCGGGGTTTCGGTCGCGGTCGAGTAGCCGGTCGGCCAGGTCGTTTGGGGCGATGACGGTGGTTGGGCAGACCGCGGCTATTTTCTTCCCGGGGCCGGCCATTCCCAGAACGGTCCCTTTGATCTTGCGTTCGCGGGCGTCGTTCTGGCTGGGTGAGTTGGCCGATTCGTCGTCTTGTGGGTCGTCGAGGATCGCCAGCGAGGGCCGGATTGAGCGGCCGTCAGGGTGGGCCAGTTTGCGGCCGCGAATTCGGCCGGTGATTCCGCAAACGGCGATCGTCGCGTAAGCGCAGGGGCTGGGCGGAAGGTGCGGAAGCGAAATACGGTCCTTGGTGATGGCCATTCGGATCGGCTGGCCATGCCACAAGAGGCGGCGTTGAGCGATCCCTTCGAGGCGGCGAATCGGGTAGCAGGCTTCCGGCCAGTCGTCCGCCAGCGTGTCATTCTGCGCGAGGGCCAGGCGGATGGCGTCGAGGATTTCGCCGGCGGCCTCTTTGCTGGCGGAAATGAGCACGGAATACATCACGGCGCCCCGGAGCGCTGCCCATAGAACCGCTGCGGTGCAGAGTTCGGTTTTGCCGCTGCCTCGGGGCATGGCCAGGGCGAATTGTCCGCCGGTCGCGATCGCGCGTTCGATGGTGGCAATCACGCGGCGATGATCCGGCGAAAAAGGCAGGTTGAAACGGTCGGGGAAGTACGTCAAACAGAACTTCTCGAGCGAATTGGCGGCCGCGTCGCGGCGGGCCTGGTTGACGCAGGGGCAGAAGCCGGCGGCGATCTCGCGGGCGTTGGCGGCCTTAGCGCGGCTGCGGGCGGCCGCCCGGAGTTTGTGGGCCTCATAGCCGGTCGGCGTTGGTGGTCTGGTCGCGGCCGCCGGCTGTGACGCCAGAAACTGCGCGAACAATGGTCAGGGCTCGGCTTGTTGCGTGGCGGCCGCCGGCTCTGGCGGCGGCGGGATTTCGCGGGCCATCTTTTCCAAGTGGGCGACGGCTCGAAGCGCGCCGACAAAGTCGCCAATTTCCTGCATCCGCCGGTAAAGGTTGCGATAGGCCAGGTAGCAGAATCCCCGGAGCGCTTGGGCGTCGGTCGGGTCAGACAGTTTGAGGGTGGCGACTGCCTGGGTGAGCACTTCCCGAAGCTCCAGGTGTGGGTAGGTGGCTGCGACGGCTTGCACGACTTCGCGTTCTTGCGCCCCGGTCAGAATCCAGTCGAGGGCCTGGGCGGCTGCCTCGGCGACGGTCGCCGGCGGCGGTCTCGGTTCAGAGAGTTCGGAAGTTGCGGGCGATTTGGGCGACGGTTCCCGTTTGCGCGAGTTCGCGTTTTTGCTTGGTCCAGATTTCTTGGATGATGGCGGCGAGGAATTGGTAGAGCGCCGGGTCATGGCCGAGTGTGAAGTCTTCGAAGCGGGGATTCATATTGAGGTTCATGCTTGTGCGCAGAACCAATTGCCAGTTTGGTGCGGTGAAGAGGGCGAATTTCGAATGGTTCTGAGCGACTCGGATGGCGTCGAGTCCGAAGGTTTCGCGGATTGCCGGGGCGGCGGCCGGGTCGCGGCGGGCAAATGTGACGTCCACCAGCCATCGCAGCGAGGTCATTTTGCCTTCGTCGCGCAGCTGGCGTAGCGCCTGAATCTCCGTTCTGGCGGCTGTCCAGGTGCTCAGCACAATGGCGGCCGGTCCGGTGACGTCGATGGCGGCGGTCAGCAGGTCGAGCAGCGAAAATTGCCCCTTCGTGAATCCATAAATCTCGACGTCGCGCGTCAATCCGCTTATCGCCTCGGCGGCGCTTTGCCGGCGGCGCAGGTCGAGCAAGGTGCGGCGATGGATGGCGGCAGCGCTTTGGCGGCGCAGCACGGTCGGGGCTTTCAGGTCGTCGAGGTCGACGGTTGTCACGGCTTCCCCGATCGGGCTGGAGACTTTCGCCGTCAGCAGGCCGCCGGCGGGGGCCGGCGTCAGTAGCGAATTGGCCGGGCCCGATGGCCGAAGCGGCTGCGGGCCGGCTGTGGTGTGTGGGTGGTCTGCGGTGGCCTGTGGTGCCATGGCGCGAAAGAAACAGTGTTGCTGGAATTGAT